AGCGATGTTCATAGGGTTCTTATGGAAGGTTATGCCAAGCTCATCGAACTTGAGGAACTTCTCGAATCGAAGCTCTGGCAAGGATAGGAATGATGGAATCTTTTTCATGATGATGTTGTACAGGCGGTCTGTGTGGTTAGACCTGATGCAGTCTGTAACACCTAGTTCCCAGAGAAGCTCTACGCATCGGTCACGATCATCGCCAAGGCTTTGCTCATAGGCTTGAGGTGTACCTTCTGACCACTTGCTTATGGTCTGGAAGTCAATCTCATCACCAATAGTGACAGTCTGGTCTGGCTTAAAGGTTTGTAAGAACTTAGCGATGTTGCGTGTGACATGCACGTCCTCGAAAGGCACTTGCAGGTCTGACAGTATTACGATTCGCTTAATCGTCATCCTCATCTTCGTAGGGGATATTGTCTATTCGATTAGGCAGTTCTGGCAGAACCCAATCAGGGTATGCGCTACGTTCTACAATTATGGCTAGGCACATATCTACCGCAAAACCTGCGCGGCGTAGCGCCTTGTAGAACTCGTGCATCGAAATGGCGTACTGATCTAACGCGTTATAAGTGTCTAGGTCGATGACCTTCTTCTTAGCCATAGCTTTATTATCGGTCTAGGAGTATGTTGTAAATCTCATCGACACGCGAATTAAGTCTCTTAATTTCAGAGAGTAAATGGGTGATGACATACCCAGCAAAGCCACCCAGTATGCCTAGGCTTGCAAAGTAAAGTGCGAAGAAGTCCTGTTGTGTCATCGCTTAGGAGTCGCGTACCCGAATACGCCTGCTAGTACAGCCCAAAGGATTGAGCGATAGTCAAGTGCAAAGTTAGATGCACCCCACGCTGCTAGGAAAGCACCTGCTGTCAGGATTGCTGGGTTCTTCATGTTCATTATTCTCCGCCTATCATGGGTATATTAAAGAACGAGCCATCGAGATCACCCTTGCTCGTAAAGCTGATATGAAGATGAGACTTGTGGCTATTGCTTCCAGTATATTTTCGCCAAGCCCAACGCCTCTTTGATGATGCAATTCGTCCATCGAATATAAGGTATTTAACTCGTAAATCTCCAGACTTCGCACAGAGTCGAATCTGGTCTGCAAGGTAAGGCATGAGGTCTGGCTTGGAAGTTCCGCAGAGATCGCGGTCAATGTCAATGGCTCGTACAACATGTTTAGCAGTCGCATCTGGATTATGATCTGACTTAATATGTGAATGTCTAACGTCACCCAAGGCACCATCCGAGCGTCTATCTCGGTCTGGGTAACTATCATCGAGCTGCTCCCTTAGTTGCTGCCCTGCTTTGCATAACCACCATGGATTCATGTTTCATCCAACGCAGCAGAAATACGATTACATTCTGAACATTCCCAACGCTTCTTATCACTCAATAGCAACTCATCATGTCCACATTCAGGCATTGGTGCAATAAAGGCATCATCTATTGGATCATAGGTATAACCAATAGAAGCAAAGTTATAGCGGATATTGCCGTTGTAGGAAGTACGGATGCAACGCTGTCCTCTGAAATCGCCATACCAATCTTCTGGGCTCTTGCCTTCGATTAGTTCTGTCTCGTCAATACCGACAATGACTTCTGTGACAATGTTGGAATCATTTATAAATGCGTAATGTGCCATTATGCCCAGCTCACATTTCCTGTGCCAGCAGTAATTGTTGCAACTGTAAAGCTACCATCAGTAGAAGTAGAACCTGTAAGACCTGCGCCAATTGTTATTGTTCCAAGACTTGACAACCATCTAAGAATGACAACTCCAGAACCGCCGTTGCCGCCAGTTGTACCGCTATCTGAACCAGCACCACCACCGCCGCCGCCTGTGTTAGCTGTGCCATTACCACCAGAGCCGCCATTGCTACTTGAAGCGTTACCTCCGCCGCCTGTGCCACCCGCGCCCCGTCCACCGCCGTCTGGTGATCCAACTGCACCACCACCACCGCCGCCACGAGTAACTGATGTTCCAGTAATTGAAGATGCCAAACCATTTCCACCAGCACCACCATTGCTAGCAGTTGCAGCTCCACCTATTGCAGATGCACCACCACCACCACCAGCAGGTAATTTCGTTAAAGTACCTGATCCAGTACCGCCATCATTTCCTTGACCAGAAGTTGCAGTACCACCAGCATGAGTTCCAGCAGTAAAGTTATTACCTGCTCCGCCACCACCAGAACCGCCATTTGCGCCGACTGCACTACTAGCGTTTCCTACTCCACCAGCACCACCGCCGTCTGAAGTAATAGTGCTGAATACTGAATTGCTACCATTAGAACCACGAGCGTTCTCTTGCGCACCTGATGAACCTGCTCCTACTGTGCAGGTGTAATTGGTTGATTTCGCAAAGGTGAATCCTGTGGCTGTTCTGTATCCACCAGCACCACCGCCGCCACCATATCGCCCACCTGCACCTGCTCCGCCAGCGATTACCAAATACTCAAGAGTTGAGGCAACTGTAGGAATAGGGTTATGTAAAGCAGCTATCTGATTAAGCAATTGCGCCCACCACATACCAAGTGTCTGTTGCTGTCTTGATGCAAACTGCGCTTCTGTATTGTGCGAGAGTTGGCGCTGCGGCTGTTGCGCCAGCAGAAAGAATTGTGGTTGTGCCAGAGGTGACTGCGCTAATTGTGCAAGTGCCTACGCCAATGTTGAGGACTGTAATGGCTGTGCCAACTGGGAAGGCTACGCTGGCATTGGTAGGAATCTTAAAGGCAATAGCTGTTGCCTTGTTCATAATCTCTAGGACTTGGTACTGATCCGCTAGGACTGCTGTGTAGTCCGCTGTGTTCGCTGTGCCGACTGTAAAGGTTGGAAGGCTGTTATAGGTAGCCGCTGTTAATACGTCTCCTGTTGTGACTGGAAAGGTTGCCATGTTGCTCCTAATAACTCAAAGTTGATGTGCCGATTATACCAAATGTACTGCTATTAAAAATGAACCCATCAATAATTGGTTCAAGTGTTGTAATTGCTACCTGCATCTTATTAGCTGTTATATCCCAAGCAAAGCCCTGTGCCTGTAGAACCTTCTGTATTGTCGAGCCTGATTCTGTGACGTTTGTGATGTCTAGGTTGTCAAAGTAATCAAGCCCAATAAGGGTATCCGTTGGTACTGATGGGTCTAGTAAGTCCACGAGCATCTCGTCAATACGGATTGTAGTTTCCTTGCGGGTATTTACATAGTTCTGGGCTGCGCCTAGTACCTGCGCATCTGTCTCGGCAATGAGGTTCTCTTGGTTCAAGCCATGAGGAAAGTACTTGTCAATCGAGTCTTGGCTAAATACGTTCTGGACTATGCCGCCTGTGCGGGTAAATCGGACATCGTTAATGATGAGCTTGTCGTCAAACGCATATTTTACATTGCGGTAGGGGATGCCTGTGGTCTGATTGAAGGCGATGGCAGTATCGCCAAGGCTAGAGGTAACTTCGCTGCGAGACTTATAGACGGCAGTACCATCAGGGCTCATGTAGAACGCTCCGAGCCCTTCCGAGAACTCTGCGTTCTTAATCGCATCAAGCGTGGTGCGTACTGTGCCTGTGTCTGCAATACAGGTGGCATCTCCTGTAGCGATAGATCGCATGGAATTAGGGAACTGGACATCATCGAGAATCTTGTTAATGCGTGTGCCTGTGGTCTGTCCTGCCGCTGTGTCGGCTACTGTGGCGATATTAGACATCTGCAAGAGACGGAAGCCATCTGTACACAAGATGTCCACATAGGCTGTCTCCTGCCCTACAGGGAAGGTATAGCGGTAGTCATTGACATAGCCAGAGAATAAGAAGTGGTCTGCTGTAGCTGTGGTGGCAGAAATGCGCAGCTTGCGTAGAGGCACAAGATAACCAAAGTAAGGTGAGGCTGGGTTCTGTGGGTTGAAGTAGCCTAGAGGGTCTAGGACTCGGACTGTGGCAGTACCGGCATCGTAGGTATCTTTCAGGATATTACGTCCACGCCTGATTGAAATGCTGTACACATCAGGAGTCAGATCAACTGTAGGAATGATTACATCGGATGAACCAAATGTAGATACGCCAATGATTCCGTTATCTGGTGATCCGATGACGAAACCCGATGAAAAGGTAGCGCCGCCAGAGAAGTCGAAGCTGACTGCTATCTGTGCAGGTAATGTCATCCCGCAAAGCCACCAGTTCTGCGGTTGATGTAAGCAGAGTCTCCAGTAGATAGTGATTGGTTTTGTAAGCCTTTAGCAATTGCGTTTGTTACATCGCCTTCACCTGTAATTTTTAACTCCACCACTACGTTATTAGCATTAGGGTTGTAGTTAAGCCCTGTGCGGGTGTTGTAGGTAATCATGCCGTCTGATGGCATAGAAGGTACGTTGGTCGCTGGTACTGGCGCTGGCGCAGCGTTTAGGCTTGGCGCAGCTTGTCCTTT